ATCAAAGGCAGGGTCTTAATGAGGGATTTGAATTTTATAACCCACAAGTTAAGGCAGCGTGCGGATGTGGAGAATCCGTAACATTTAATTAAGGAGAAAATTATGGCATATAGTGAAAAAATTTTAGACCATTATGAAAACCCCCGTAATGTGGGTAAGATGGATGTAAATGACCCAAACGTGGGAACAGGAATGGTAGGTGCTCCTGCTTGTGGCGACGTTATGAAGCTACAAATTAGAGTAGAAGATGATGTCATTACGGACGCAAAGTTTAAAACTTATGGTTGCGGTTCCGCGATAGCTTCTAGTTCCTTACTAACAGAATGGGTTAAGGGTAAAACTACTAAGGAAGTTCAAGAAATTAAAAATACAGACATTGTAGAAGCACTTAGTCTCCCACCAGTTAAGATACACTGTTCAGTTCTGGCCGAAGATTCAATTAAGGCAGCACTTAGAGATTATAGAGAAAAACAACCAACATTACATAGGTAAATAAATAATGGAAAATAAAGAAGACGAGGGCAAATTAGAACTGTCATTGCGCATCTTAGGAAATGAAATCATTGGATTTAAGATGATAGTGGATGACTTTAAAATGAAATGGATGTTATTAGGTATAGTAGCTATAGCAGCTCTTAGTTTTGTCATGGTTCAGTTCGGCCCTCAATTAATGGAGACATTCTCGTGAACCCAAATGATGTAGGATTAGAAATAGGTAACTTTATAGCTCCTTTTATAGGGATGTTAATAGGTATTATTATTGCTCTATGGATAAAAGACTTTGCTACTAAAGTAGCTGCCGGAATGAGTTTTAAGTACTTCGGCCCTTTCAAAGAGGGAGACATTGTACAGCTTGACGGCAAGAAAGCTATGGTTATTAAAATAGGTTTAATGATGACAGTTTTTGGGTATAAAGACCCTGAGCGAGGTTACATATGGAGATACGTCCCTAATGAAAAAATATCCGGTTTAAGACTGGGGAAAGTAGTTTCCAATCATAGAAAAGAAACAAAACCTTGAATAGTAAGGAACCGACCACCTAAGAAATACACTACTTGACTTTTAGCTAAACTCTGGTATAATTTAGTATTGTCAATATGACAAAAGTTGAAATAGGAGATATTTATGATGGATAAAGTTGTCGGCTGGATAAAATCAGGTACTCACGCCGGAATAGCACTAGTTGCCTTAACAATTGTTCTGCAAGTAGTCTTTGGTAGCACTGTCCCTTTCCTTAGTGGAGACGTTATTGGTACAATTACCGGTATCATCCATAGTTTAGGTGAAGCAGGCCTTGTAGGTCTATTGTCAGCGGTAATAGTATACAAACTATTCACTAGTGACTAAATAAGTTAGGCATTAACACTAAAAGCCTTACTTCATGTAAGGCTTTTACTTTTTAACACAGGAAAATAAATGTTAGAAATTAGTAGAGATAATATAACCACCGATAGAGTAAGAAATTATACTAAGGATGAAAGGTTTATAAAATTACCTATTATTCACTATTTAGACTTACTAGGTGTTAAACCTATAAAATCTCAAATCGCATTAATAAATGCAATTAACTCACCAGACTATAGGTTTGTTGTGTGTGCATTGTCTCGTCGACAAGGTAAAACATATATATCCAACATTATTGGACAGTTAGTAGCATTAGTACCTAATGTTAATGTTTTAATAATGAGTCCAAATTATGCACTTTCGCAAATATCTTTTGATTTACAAAGGAATTTAATTAAACACTTTGATTTAGAAGTAGCGAGGGATAACGCAAAAGATAAGATAATAGAATTAACTAATGGAAGTACTATCAGAATGGGATCAGTTAATCAAGTCGATAGTACCGTTGGTAGGAGTTATGACCTTATTATATTTGATGAAGCGGCATTAGGAGATAGTGGTAAAGACGCTTTCAATATTGCACTTCGTCCTACTCTAGACAAGCCCCAAAGTAAATGTATTTTTATATCTACTCCTCGTGGACGGAATAACTGGTTCTCAGAATTCTACCAAAGGGGTTTTAGCGATGAATACGATAATTGGGTTTCTATCAGAGCTTCTTATCATGAAAATCCTCGCTTTAGTGCAAAAGATATAGAGGATGCTAAATCAGCTATGTCTAAAGCTGAATTTAGTCAAGAGTATCTAGCAGAATTTAATACTTTTGAAGGTCAAGTGTGGGACTTCAATTCCGAAGAATGTATTGCTAATTTGGAAGAATTAGATACTTCTAAATTTGAAATATTTGCGGGGCTTGACGTAGGTTACCGTGACCCTACTGCATTTTGTGTAATTGGGTATGATTGGGATGCGAAGAAATACTACTTATTAGAAGATTACATGGAAGCAGAGAAGACCACTGAGCAACATGCAGTAGTAATACAAGCACTAATAGATAAGTGGGATATTGATGCCATTTATATTGACTCTGCAGCTCAGCAGATGAGATTCGATTTGGCGCAGGAATACGATATTTCAACTATAAATGCTACTAAGAGTGTACTAGATGGTATCGCATCAGTCGCTACTATTATAGATAACAATAGGTTAATCGTTGACCAAAGATGTAAAGATACACTTGTAGCATTGGACCAGTACCAGTGGAATCCTAATGTTAACTTGATAACAGAGAAACCTGTACATAACATGGCTTCTCATATGTCGGATGCTCTACGCTATGCGCTCTATACTTTCGTAGCTTCCGAAATAACTTTTTGATTATAGTTTAGTAGACGAATTTTTCGGGTACAGCAAAACAATCTTACCACCAGCGAAAAATTCCTCTTGACTTTTAGCTATAAGTTTGATATAATAATCCAAATACAGAAAAATTGTAAGAAAATTACTTTATGAGTGAACTTAAACGCGATAAAATAAAATACATTAGAGACCGCGCAAAGAGTGCATACATAAAAGACGAAGAATGTTACATCTGTGGCGGAGTCGAGGACTTGGACTTTCACCACTTCTTTAGTGTAACAGAACTTCTTAATAAGTGGATTAAGGAAAAGAACCTCGTTATATTGACGGCTGAAGATATGATGGGTATTAGAGATGAGTTTATCGACTCGCATCACAAAGAAATTTATGATGATACGGTTACTCTCTGTCATACGCATCACTTAAAACTTCACTCGATATACGGGAAGAAGCCTTCTTTAATTACTGGCCCCAAGCAACAACGCTGGGTTAACAAAAGAAGAGAAAAAGAGTATGGGAATGTTAGATAGATTGGGTTTACGTAAGTTAAACCCTGCACAACCTCGAATTGCTGATGGAGAAGGCGTAACTAGCGCTCAACACTTTTCAGTACCCTTTGAAAGGGCATTTGAAAAACTGGAAGTAGTTAATCGAGGTGTGAACATGATAGTTGACGCTGCAGCACAGATAGGTGTGGATGTTGGCGACAAAGAAGCATTTCCGGGTATAGCGACTATTAGACATAAAAAGTTAGCTACCTTACTAAATAGACAGCCTAATCCGTTCCAAAATGCGGACGCTTTTAGGCGACAAATCTTTCTAGATATGCTATTAGAGGGTAACTGTTTTATGTATTATGATGGTGTGCATTTATACCACTTACCTGCGAGCAATGTAGTAATACACCCAGATAAGAAAACATTTATTAAAGGATATGAATACAGCGACATTAAGTATAAGCCTGAAGAAATTATTCACATCCAAGATAACTCATCAAAATCTATCTATCGAGGTACATCTCGATTAGTAGCAGCAAGGGATACGATGAACTTGCTGTACAACATGAGGGATTTTCAAGGTACTTTCTTCAAAAATGGAGCGGTACCAGGCCTTGTATTAAAGAGTCCAAATACTCTTAGTACTAAGGTTAAAGAAAGGCTAATTAACTCTTGGGCACAAAGATACAATCCTAAAAGTGGCGGTCGCAGACCGTTAGTTTTAGATGGTGGCTTAGAGATAGATAGTATGTCTGATGTTAATTTCAGAGAGTTAGATTTTGAAGAGTCTGTGAAAAACTTAGAGGATACAGTCCTTAGAGTTTTAGGTATTCCATCCATATTATTGAAAGGTGGAAACAATGCAAATATTAGACCTAATCACAGACTGATGTATCAAGAAACCGTTCTACCTTTAGTTAGAAAAGTAATTAGTGGATTAGAACGATATTTTGGTTATGACCTTGCAGCAGTACTAGAAGACCTCTCGCCTTTACAGCCAGAGTTAGATGAAAAAGCAAAATACTACAGCACTTTAGTCAACGGGGGAGTAATTACTCCTAACGAAGCTAGAGAGGCCCTAAGATTAGAAAAGATAGAGGGTCATGACGATATACGCATACCAGCCAATGTGGCAGGTAGTGCAGGCAACCCTTCAGAGGGCGGGCGACCGACTCAGGATGAAGAGGAAGAGGACGAAGGAGACGATGAATAAAAAGTTTCAAATTAACTCATTATTTGATATTGTTGAAAAAGAGCAGTCTGATGACAACTCTCCTTTAACAATTAAAGGTTATGCGAATACTGTATCCAAAGACCGAGCGGGCGACGTTATCGTTAAAGAAGCTTGGGAAAAGGGAGCTATGGATGATTATTTAAAGAATCCTATTGTTCTTGCTTTCCATGATTACTCACGTCCAGTGGGTACGACTGTTAGTCACAGTGTGACTGATAAGGGCTTGGAAATCGTTGCTGAAATAAGCAAAGCTGCAGGTGAGGTGTACAACCTAATTAAAGATGGCGTTTTAAAGACGTTCAGTGTAGGCTTTAGCATTAAAGATGCAGACTACGACAGGGAAGAAGATACCTTTTTCATTAAAGATTTATCTTTATATGAAATAAGTGTAGTTTCTGTACCTGCAAATCAGAATTCTACCTTTTCTTTAGCAAAAGCATTTGATTCAGAAGAAGCCTATAAAGCTTATAAAGAATCTTATGCACCTTCAAAAGTTGAAGCAACAGTTACTGTTGTTACTGATGAAGTTGTAAAAGAAGAAGTAGATATTAACATAATTGAGAAGAAAACTTCTCAGGATAATATTCTTAAGGACATTAACATGACACAAGAAGAAATACAAGAGACTATGGAGCAAACGGCACAAGCTGCTGTAGACGCTTATAAAGCAGAAGTCGCTGAGAAGGCAACTTCCCTTAAGGCTGAAGCTGAACTAGATAGTATAAAAATTGGGAAAACCCAAGCTGAAAAAGTCGTTGAGGCTTTAGAGCAAAAAATTAAAGACAGTGATGACAACTATGCGAAAGCAATAGAAGAAATGTCAACTGAACTTAAAAATAACAAAGATGAGTTAGCTTCACTAGCTAAGTCAAAGATGAGTTTTTCTGAAGCAGGCGCAAATGAGCCTACAGAAGATGAACTTAACGCTGCGTATATTACCTCAAAAATTACTGGTAAGAGCGTTGATCAACTAGACTTCGGTAAGAAGTTAATTGAGAAATCAACTCGTTGGGCAGATGCAGATTGGGAAACTACTTGGAATAGCAATATTTTTAGTGGTATTCAAAATCGTGTAGTTGTTGAACCTGTATTCCAGCAAATGGCAATGAATGCACGCGTGATGAACTTCCCATTCAATCCAGATACTGGAATGGATGCTACTTGGGTAACAACTGGTAACCTAAATGATGGTGATGCAGTTGGTACAGCATTTAACGATGCTTCTTCAGGTGCAGTAGCGGCGCACGGCTTAACAGAGGTCACACTGACCGCTCATAAGCTTGCGACTCGTGAGTACATAGGTTACGAAGAAGATGAAGACTCAATTATACCTATTGCAGGTATAGTTCGTGACGCAATCGTTCGTAGAATGGCACGCACATCTGATGCTTCAATTCTAGGTACTGGTCAAACAGCACCATTTACTGAATTAGAAGAGTTAGCTGGTGGTCACTCTGGTAACAACGTAACTACTGGTAGTACAACTGACTTGTTTATAAAAGCAGAGCTTCACACAGCTCGTACAAACATGGGACAGTGGGGCATGAACCCTGCAGACCTAGTTTGTTTTGTAAGTCAGGCACAGTACTACAGTTTAGTAACTGATAGTGACGTTACTACTGTCGATAAGTACGGTGATAACGCTACAATCTTAACTGGTGAGCTTGGTAAACTATGGGGTATCCCGCTAATCGTATCTGACGCTTTTGAAGCGGCAGCTGCAGCTAAAGCGCTTGGTATTCTAGTTAACCCTTCTAACTACCTAATTGGTAATCATAGAGGCTTAACAATTGAGATGGCTACTGACGTAGTTGCTCAACAAAGAGCAATTGTTGCGACTCGTCGCTTTGGCTTTATAGCTAAAGAGGCTGGAGCAGCAGGTAAAGCTTCAATGGCTTTAATCTTAACAGCAGCTAGCTAATAGCATAAGTTAGTATTAAAACTGGCGGGGCAACCCGCTGGTTTTTACAAGTATTTGGGAATAAGGAATGGCAGATTTAGTTACAGTAAGTGATTATAAAACATATGCAGGAATAAGTAGTAGCACACGTGATGCGACTATAAACAACTTAAAATCCCAGGTTAGTACACTTATAAAAACCTATTGTGGTCG